GCCGGGGCCGAGCCTGTCGGCGGCAGATCATGAAGAAATCGATCATATTGTCGCCGAAGCTGACGATCAGAAAGCGCATGAAGAAAAAGGGGATTACAAGGAACCTTGCTAAAGAGGTTGCATCAAGGGTTCGCACTGAGTCGGTTCGCACTTTGGTTCGCACCAAAACAGGGGAAATGCGAACCAACATTGAGGAAGATGACGAGGCGATAGTAAGCGGGGCGGTTGAACGTGGTGCTGCGGTTGTAAGAGGCCACCAGGATCGTTCAGCCAGGATTGCAAAAGTCATCGACAGACTTACTGACAATCTGCAGAACACGCTTGATAATCTTGATGCCATTCAAGAAGAGATCGAAGAAAAAACGAAAGACGACAACCACCCAAAGAGGCGCAACGATTTCGTAAAAGCAGTATCCCTCAAAGAGCTTTCCACAACAGCACTTACAATCACAAACGCCGCAAAGAACGTTCAATCAATGGATCGCGAGTCATATTCGCTTGACGCTGACCAGGTAAGCGACACGCAGCAGACAATAGCTGACATACTTAAACAGATTGACGGAACAAGTAAGGGGTTGCCGAATGAGTAAGCAATACACGCCAATAGCAACCAAGCTCGATGAGATTGCGTATATAAAGTCGAAACTTGCTGATCGTGAATGGCGAATGGACAACCTGTATTGGGTTGAAGATAAGTTTGGCAAACCTGTTCCGTTTGTAAGGAACGAGTCACAGATGACATTCTGGAATGAAATGTGGTTTATGAACCTCATTCTTAAAGATCGTCAACGCGGCTTTTCGACATTGATTGCAATGTTCATTCTTGATTATTGCCTTTTCAACTCGCACTCAAAAGCCGGTATTGTTGACATTACTTTACCAGATGCAAAGAAAAAGCTAGGGAAGATCAAGTTTGCATACGAGCGGCTTCCTGGCTTCCTGAAAGAGCAGATAGAACTTGATACTGATTCAAAATCCGAGCTTGAGTTTTCTAACGGCTCATCTGTTTATGTAGGAACGTCTCATAGAGGTGGCACGCTCCAGGTGTTGCACATCTCTGAGATGGGAAAAATTGCAGCAAAGTTTCCTGAGCGCGCGCGCGAAATCAGAACAGGCGCGCTAAACACCCTTGCCCCAGGCAATTTCATTTTCAGCGAATCAACAGCCGAAGGCTCAGCCGGCGATTTCTATGAAGACTGTATGGAAGCGCAGCGACTTGCAAGAACGGACGAGACGCTGTCCGAACTTGATTACAAGTTTCACTTTTTCGGCTGGTGGATGGGAAGTGACAACGAAATAAATCCTGCAGGCGTCCATATATCCAAAGAGCTGGAAGAGTATTTTGAAAAACTTGAGGAAGGCCTTGGCATAACAATTTCGGCAAACAAGCGCGCTTGGTACGCAAAGAAGAAGAAACAGCAGCGCGAAGACATGAAGCGCGAGTTTCCTGGTACGCCAGAAGAGGCTTTTGAGGCTGCTATTGAGGGTGCTTATCTCGGAAAGACAATAGCCAAGATGGAAGAGCGCGGGAAAATTTGCGCTGTTCCAATGGTTCGCGGCGTCCCTGTCAATACCGGCTGGGATTACGGACTTAATGACAAGATGACAATTTGGCTTCATCAGCGTGTTGAGTTTGAAGACCGCGCAGTTGGTTATATCGAAGGTACAGACGAAGACGTTATTTACTATTGGGCAAAGCTACAACGCGATTATTCCGATGTTATTTGGGGGAACCACTTTGTGCCACATGACTTTGCACACAGACGAGGTGGTACGGCGAAAGATCCGGCATCACCACCACGAACCCTCGAAGACATTCTTGAAGAAGCTGGGATGCAAAACATTCACATCGTCCCGATCACTGAAAGTAAGATTGCGACCATCAACGAGGTTCGTGCCTTCCTGCCTTCCTGCCTGATCAACAAAAAAGAATGCGAGGCTGGACTGAAGTGCCTGAAGAATTTCAAGCGCGAATGGGATGGCATTAACGGTTGCTGGAAGGACAGGCCAAGACACGATTGGGCGATGCACGGGTACGATGGCCTTGAATCGCTTGTTCGCGGTCTGAATGCTTACGGCGCAGGCGGGAAAGCAACCAGTAAATACGTGCCACCACCACCACCGAACTGGAGAGCTGCGTAAATATGAAACAAGCGACCATAGAAGAGATAACTAGGATTCACTCTGAAATGCGGGAGCAGCCGGATTGGAGGCAGCAGGCTGATCGTGAGGCTGAATATTACGACGGCAAACAGCTCGACTCACAGCTCTTAAAAGAGTTGGAGTCAAAGGGTATCCCGCCTGCTATTGAGAACCTTATTGCTCCAGCCATTGATGATGTTATCGGAATGCAAGAGAAGGAGAAGCGCGATTGGCGAGTTATGCCGGACGATAGTGATGGAGCGGAAGAGATAGCGCTGGCGCTCAACCAGGAGCTGAATACTGCTGAGAGAAAGACTAAGGCGGACAGGGCATGTGCAACAGCATACGAAGGCCAGGTGAAGGTCGGCATACATTGGGTTGAGGTCTCAAGAGAGCCAAACTTGTTTAAAACTCCGTACCGCGTCATTCCTGTACACAGGAACGAGATATATTGGGATATGAAAGCGCGTATGACGGATCTTTCAGACGCCCGTTGGCTCATCCGGCGGCGGTGGACTGATGCGGACTTGGCAGCAGCGTTTTTTCCTAAACACAAGAGAATTATTGAAGAGTTGGGCGCAGGCAGAGACGAGCTTGAAACATTGATGCACGTTGAAGGCGGCGGCTCAACAGACTTGTTTGCATCGTGGGAAGACCAGCGCGGATACACAATCGACGAGGCAGAGTGGCGAGATCCGACAAATAGGCGCGTCTGCATCTATGAGCATCTATACAAGTGTTTTGCGCGGGCAATCGCTCTCAAGCTTCCTGACAACCGCATTATTGAATATGACAAAAACAATCCACTACATCAGATCGCGCTTGCCAATGGAGCAGAAGCGGAAAAGACCGTTGTAGAGCGCATACGCAAGGCGTTTTGGCTGGGCAGACACAAGCTGGCCGATGTGCCAAGCGAGTTTTCAAAGTTCAACTATGTGCCGTTTTGGGGCAAAAAGGAGGACATGACCGGAGTTCCATACGGAATCGTCCGCAACATGATGTATTTGCAGGATGAGGTAAATGCACGTTCTTCAAAGATCCAGTGGCAGTTGACAGCAACGCGCGTCGAAAGAACAGAGGGTGTTGTCGATATGACAGATGATCAGTTCCGGCAGGTGATTGGCAGGCCAGACGCAGACATTAGGCTCAATCGTAAAGAACTTGCAAAGCCAGGGGCGCGTTTTGATGTCCATGAAGGAGGTGAGCTGAATCGTTATCAATATGAGCGGTTACTTGATTTGCGTGAATCAATCAAGCGTGTCTCTAATGTAACAGACGCGTTTTCAGGACACGGCGGCGCTGATTCCGGCGTCGGCCTCTCAAAAATGATAGAACAATCTGTTCAGGCCTTAGCGCGCATGAATAGCAATTTTGCGGAGGCGCGCTCAGATGTAGGCGACCTGCTGCTCACACTAATACTCAAAGATATGAAAGGCGTACATAAAAATGTTCGCATTAAAGGCCAGGCGGGACGGCAAGACAGGGTGGTTGCTCTCAACGAGCCGGCTGTGGATCCGGACACTGGAGCAGAATATCTTAACAACGATATAGCGCGAGTCAAACTCAAAGTAGAACTCGCGGATGTGCCAAGCACGCCAACATTCAGACAGCAACAACTCTCTGCAATGGAGCAAGTATTGAAGTCGCTGCCTGAAAATATCCAACACGTACTCACACCGCACTTTGCCGAACTGACAGATATTCCAGACAAGGAAGAGGTTATCAAGGCAATCCGCGAGGCAATGGAGACTCCGACACCTGACGAGATCCAGCAACAGACTCAAGAGGCAATCGAACAGGCAAAGAAAGAATGGCTGTACGAACTCAAGCAGCGTGAGGTGGACATTAAGGAGCGCAAAACTGAGGCAGAAATCGAAAAAATGGTGACAGAGCAGGTTAACAACGCTATCGAAGCGGTCTTCTCAGCAACAAAAGCAGGACAAGAGATTTCGCTGGCACCGCAGATAGCGCCTATCGCAGACCAAATACTCAAGAGCGCAGGCTATGAAGACCAGGACGAGCCACCAATCGTTCAGCAGCCAGGGGCAGCAATGCAACCGGCAACAGGCGTTGAACCAACGCCACAGAACACAAGTCCAAATTTCCCGCCAAGAGTGCAGGAGGAAGACTTGGAACCAGCCGTATTACCCGAACAGCAGCTGGGCAACCCCGCTGTTGGCATGGGTGAAGGGATAGAAACATGAAGCGTACTGTCTTTTACGCAGCTCAGCGATACGAGCAGGCAGTATACAAAGCACAACCCTCTTTAATTCGCAGCTCAGCGATACGAGCAGGAGGCAGAAATGGCGAAAGGATATAACAGTGAAGAAGCATTATCGGAAAAGGATGTAGCAGAAGACAAAATCCTTGCATTGATGGATGGTGAAATTGACATCGACGATCTGGACAAGCTTGGCTTAGAAGAGCCGAGCGACGACCCAGAGGAAAAGGCGGGTGACGGTGATCCAGAACAAAAGATCGACGACGATCCGGAACAGGAAGCAACCGACCCTGAGAAGAACGAAACTCCAGAAGAAAAGGAGCCTGAAAAGGTTGTTCTCACTAAAGATGGCAAGCACACTATTCCGTACTCTGAGCTTGAAGCGCAACGCGCAGCAGCGGAAGAGGCGGCGGCAAAACTTGATGAGGCCGAAAAACGCATGGCCGAACTCCAGCAGGAGTTAGAGGCAAAAACAGAAACCGAGCAAGCCGGCGATGAAGACCCCGAATTGACAGCTGGACAACAGCAACAGCTTTCACTGATGACAGACGAAGAACTGGCAGAACTGGAAGAGGATTTCCCAGAGGTTGTTAAGGCGTTTCGTGCGCAGCAGGATGAGATATCCTTGTTGAAGGATGACTTAACAAGTATGCGCGACACCGTTCAGAAGCTGAACGAAAACTACGAGGCGAGCACAGCAGACGACGCGGTTAATCAACACTTCCAGGCAATTAAAGAAGCTCACCCAGAATATGATGACCTCATTGAGTCTGGGGAGCTGAAGGCATGGGTGGAAACACAGCCGTCTTTTGTCAAACAAACGTATGACAACGCAACAACTGACGAGGCTATTGAGCTTATTCAGATGTTCAAAGACGCAAACCCAGGCAAAAAGCCAGAACCAAAAGTCGAAAACCCGAAGAAAAAAGCAGATGAACTGGCAGCAAAACTCAAAGAGAAGGACGCGCCAGAGTCACTGTCTGACCTTTCTGGAGGATCCAACGCCGCAACTGACGAAGCAGAAGCAATGGCAAAACTAAGCCCCGAAGCATTGCAGGCAAAAATCGACAGGATGACTCCTGAACAGATCGACACCTGGATGGCGAGGCTTTCATAATTTTAGGAGATAAAGAACTATGCCTACACAAATACCCTATGGCTCTAAACAGGCCAACAAAATCTATTCAGCAGGACTGTTTGGGAAGACCTCTAAGCGCAGAACCAAGCTAGGGGCTCTCGCGTCCCCCTTTCCCGATCAATCAAAAGCCGAGAGCGCACTTCGCTCGCAAACCTCATCCGACACGCCAGTAGTACGTTGTCGTGATCTTGAGAAAAAAGCTGGCGACGAGATCCTGTTTGATTTCGTGAACCCTCTCAACGGCAAGCCTATCATGGGCGACAATATGGCGGAAGGACGCGGAGAAGCAATGAGTTTCTCTCAAGACCGCCTAAGAGTTGAGCAGACCAGAAAACCCGTTTCTGCCGGATCAGTAATGACCCAGCAGCGCACACCTATTCAGCTCAGAAAACTCGCGTACCCGCAAGCCGAGCGCTTTATGAATACGCTTGACGACAACCTTTGTATAACCCACATGGCTGGCGCAAGGGGTTTTCATAATACAGCTGACTGGATTCTTCCGCTGGCAGCAGACGAAGATTTCAGCAAAATTTGTGTCAACGCTGTAAAGGCTCCGACCTTTAATCGACACTTCCTGGCCACTTCCGATGGCGTTGAGCCAATCAATGCGTCCGGTAGTGAAATTGGCATTGCTACCACTGATCTTTGCCAACTTGACACGGTAGACGCAATCAAGACGATTGTTGACGAGATGCCCCTTGGTCTCACCGGCTGCCAGTTCCCTGGCGATCAAGCCGCTTCTGACGATCCATTGTTTGTGTTGATGGTCTCGCCAAAGCAATACATGAGTTTTAAGCAGTCCGGCAACTTCCGCGAGTATCAGAGCAATGCAAGAACCCGCGCATCAAAAGCAAGCGGACACCCACTGTTTACAGGCGACGTTGGTCTTTGGGAAAACATCTTGATTGTTAAGATGCCTCTTCCTATTCGTTTTTATTCAGGGGATCCGATCGTACATTGCACTTCTGCAACCAACGCAACCGAAATCACAACCGACCTTGTGCCGGCTGCTTTCAGCACCACTTACGCTGTTGATCGTGCAATCTTAATGGGCGCGCAGGCGCTTGGCGACGCATACGGCAAGCATGTGAAGTCCGGTAATCCTTACTTCTGGTCTGAGAAAATGCTTGACCATGACGACAAGGCTGAAATTCTCGTCGGTATGATCAACGGCAAATCCAAGATCAGGTTTGAGTATGACCTTGGCGCAGAGGGTAAGCAACCTACAGATAACGGTGTAATTGCTATCGACACTGCTGTAAAGCTCTAGGCGATTGCTGAAAAATTCAAGGGCGTGTGCATTACACGCCCACACGATTAACACCATTAATACCATATAAGGAGATTTTAATATGGCTACTGTAACAAAAGACATGGCGCACAGATTACCCGAACCTGGGTTTGGCGGCGCCCCTTATGGCAACCTCACCGCGCTGGATTATCAGTTTAAGACCAATGCTTCTGGCATCATGGTTGACTCTGACAAAACCACCGCAGTAGCAAGCGGCGACGTTGTGATTCTTGGCGTACTTCCAGCCGGTATTGAGCTGAAAGATTTAACCGCAACTATTTCCGATGCTTTCACGGCGTCTACCACAATGGATCTGGGATTTAAGTACGTTGACGGTGTAGACAGTACCGCTGTGCCGCAGGATGCAGATTATTTCTTTGACGGCACATCAACTGCAGCTGCA